CCCCGCCCGTCAGCTAGCGATGGAGTTGCCCAGCACCACCGCCGTCGAGCATCACGATTGGCTCGGAACCGTTCCGGGGCTCGAAGAGTGGAAAGACGAGCGCAAGATGGACTCGCTTCGAGCCGAGAACATCGTGATCCGAAACAAGGATTTCGCGAGCGGAATTCGGATCAACCGTAACGACATCACCGACGACCGGCTCGGAATCGTGATGCCGAAGATCGGTCGCCTCGCCGAGAAGGCCGGGCTGCATTACGGGAAACTTCTCGTCGACTTGCTCGTTAACGGATTCATCACGACGAGCGAGTTCGGTGCCGCATACGATGGCAAAGCGTTCTTTGCCGCCGATCACCAGGATGGCGAAGACGGGCCGGTTCAATCGAACACGGGCGCCGCGACCGCTCTCTCGAAATCAGCCTACTTCAGCGCCCGTGCTCAGATGTGGACGCTCACAGATGAAGCGCGCGATCCGCTCGGCATCGTGCCGAACACTCTGATCGTCGGTCCCGATCTCGAAGAGAAGGCTCTCGAGATCCTCGAGGCGGTTACCGTCGCCGGCGGTGCCGGTCCCGATGCCGGCGTGACGAACGTCGCTCGAGGTACCGCGAGCCTGATCATCTCGCCGCGCCTTTCCGGGGCTCACGCGACGAAATGGTTTCTCGCGTCTCTCGGCGGCGAAATGCGCCCGCTCATTCTTCAGATCCGCGAAGCTCTCACGAGCTCATTCGTCGGCGAGTCGAGCGAAAGCTACTTTAAATCGAAGAAACTACAGTTCGGCGCCGAAGGTCGTCACAACGTCGGATACGGCTTGTGGCAATTCATCTACGGCAACCAGGGCGCCTAGTAGCGTCGCCGCTTAGGTGAAGAGCCCCGCCGGTCCTTTCGAGCTCGGCGGGGCTTTGTTGCGTCGTGCTCGCGTGGCATTCTTCGCACCATGCCGAAGATCATTTGCCACATGCGAAGCGGGTACCCGTTCACCATCAACAGCGGGATCCAAATACCAGGCGAGCCGACCGAGCTCGAGTGCTCGGCGTATCAAGCCGAGTGCATCAAAGCCGATTGTCGGATCGTCACAATGGACGCCGCCGAGCTCAAGGCTCACAAGGCCGAGAAGAAAGCCGCCGCCGCCGCTCTGAAGAAGAAACAGGCCGACAAGGCAGCAAAGGCGAAAGCCGGCGAAGAGAGCCCCAGCGGCGACCAGGGCGGCGACCAGGGCGGCGAAGACAGCTCGAGCGAGTAAACTCGAGCCATGGGCAACTACGTTTCGAGGGAAGACATCGTGAACGCGGTCGGCGGGCAAGAGCGTTTGACTCAGCTCACCGACTACGATCGCGACGGCACCGAAGATTCGGGCGTCGTCGACGACGCGATCTTCGATGCCGAAGCGTTGATCGACTCCTACGCCCGCAAGGTTTTCTCGACTCCGTTCGCCGCACCGTTGCCGCCGATAATCGTCACGATGGCGAAGAAGCTCTCGGTTTACAACTTGCGAGAGCGCCGCGATGTGATCACCGACGCGCACCGCGAAGAGCAGGAAGATCGGATCAAGTGGCTCGAGCATTTGGCGAGCGGCAAGGTCGACCCCGGAATCGCGCCGGCGCCGAAGGGTAGCGGGCACAACCGTTCGACGAGCACATCGAGGCCGAGCGCGAAGCGCGTCTCGAGGGAGTCTCTCAAGGGGTTCTCGTGAGCTATGGCCGCGTCGAAGTCGACTTGCGAAGCCTCGATCGATCACTGAAAGCGGCGATGAAAGCCGGCGAGGATCTTCGCCCGGTTTGGCGCAAGTTGCGGGCGCCGCTAAAGAAGGCCCAGCGAGACCACATCGCCGAGATGAAGGATCAGCGCGGGCGCAAGTTTCAGAACCTAGCGCCGTCGACCGTCGAGCGCCGTCTCTCTCGAGGGGGCAAGGCGAAGAAGTTCACGAAAAAGGGGAAGCTCAGAAAGACCGCGCAACGGCGGCTCGGTCGCATTCTCTCGAAGAAGTTGATCTCGCGTGCTCGAGTGAAGATCACGCGACGCTCGATCTCGCTATACGCTCGCGGTGCCATGGCTCACGCGCTACACGGCGGCGGCAAAGCCGGCAAGCGGCGCCGATCGAAGTTGCCGTCGCGGCGCTATATCTATGTCGACGACCCGCTCGCTCGAGCAGCGTTTGACAAGGTAGCGGCACACGTCGCAAGCTCTTTCGAGAAAGGGAGAGTCGCGAAATGAAGAGCCAGCGAGAGACCGTCGAAGACGCCGTGATCGAATCGATCGCCGACAAGCTCTTGCAAAGCCGCAACTCGAGCTCGGGCTACCTCGGCTTGTGTGGCCCCTATAACGGCGAGCTCGAGCCCGATGCCGACGCGCTCGAGGATTTTCGCCGGCGCATCATGGGGCAATACCCCGCCGTGCTAGTCGCCGCCGGTCCTAGCCCGATGAACGCCGAGAGCACGAATCGAAGACGCTTCGGGCGCGAGCTCATGCTCGAAGTCTATTTCGCATCGAACAATCTTCGATCTCGAGAGCACCGCAACCGGAACGATCCGCAACTCGACATCGACGCAACTCGAGACCCCGGCATATACACGATCGTCGAGAACGTTCATTCGATCGTGGCTGGCAACGATTTCGGGCTCGATGGCGTCGGGCCGGGAACGCCGATCCGCGAAGAGCCGCTCGTTCAGATCGACGAGCTCACCATTTGGCGGTCGGTCTTTCAGTTCAAAACCGACGCCCACGTCGATCCGTGGGATTCGGGCGACGGTCAGAAGCTCACGGCATACTACCTGAAATCGCAGCTCGCCGAGCATCCCGCCGACGATCCGCCGAACCCGTTAGTCGAGAGCGCAGGAGACATACCCGAATGAAAATCAAAGTCAAAGCCGCCGACGGCGTTCCCGTTCACTTTCCCATGAACGTGAAAACCGCACCGGGCGCCCGAACGTTCGTTCTCGCGGGCGAGACCGTTGTCGAGGTCGACGACACTCACCGCTTTATTCGCCGCCGTCTCAAGGTCGGCGATCTCGTGCTCGTCAAAAACGAGAAGCAAGCAAAGCCACCAAAGAAGGACCAATAAACGATGACTATCTCTCACAACATCCCGAGCACGCTTCGCCGCCCCGGCACGTTTCACGAGTTCGATCTCACGAGCTCGCAGCAATCACTGACACCGCTCGCGAACCGCGTGCTTCTCGTCGGAATGAAAACCGCCGCCGGCACCGCGACCGCCGACGACTTCGTTCAAGTTCTCGACGAAGCGACGAGCGACGGGCTCTTCGGTGAAGGTTCCGAAGTTTCCTTGATGGTTCGTAAGGCTCTCGAGATGGGTCGGCTCGTCGGCTTTCAGCCCGAGATCTGGGTTTCGCCTATCGCCGAGCCCGGCGCCGGCACCGCCGCCACGTTCACGATTACAGTCGTCGGCACCGCCGCCGCCGGTTCCGATATCGTGTTTCGTATTGGCGAGGCACTCTTTCGAGCGGGCGTTTCCAAAGACGACACCGCGACGGAGATCGGCGACGCAATTGTCGACGCCATAAACGAGAAGCTAGATCAGGTTCCAGTGACCGCCGCGAACGCCGCCGGCGTCGTGACTCTAACTTTCAAATACAAGGGCGAGAACGGAAACGACCTGAAAGTGCTCGTCGACGATGTGGGGCTCTCGGGCGTGACGGTTACGCCCGCCGCCGCCGTTGTCGGCGCCGGCGTTGCCGACCCGACGACCGCTCTCGACAACTCTCTCGCGAAGTTCTTCGAGGTCGTCGCCCTAGCGAATCACAAGGCCGCCGACGTTACTCTCGTTAACACGCATCTTGATCTCGCATGGGCCGCCGACGAGAAGCGATGGCGATTCGTTTTCATGGGCGAGAACGGCACTCTCTCGACGGCGAACGGGCTTGCAACCGCCGCAAACGACGAGCGACAGGTCTTCGGTACCTACGAAGATTCGCCGTCGATGCCGGGGCTCATCTCGACCGCTCTCGCGACTCTCGTCGCCGCTCGTGAGCTTCCCAACTACAATTGGGACTTTTCCGAGATTGCGCTCGCCGCCCCGCCCGACGCTTCCGTGTACACGAAAGCCGAAGTCGAAAGCGCGCTCGCCGCCGGCACTACGCCGATCGCGCCGAACGATGCTCGCGACAAGAGCGAAGTTCAGCGAATGATCACGTCGAAGACTACCGAGGGGGGCAACCCTTTCGAGCGCGTCAAAGACTTGGCAACGATGCGAGGGCTCGTCTACACGACGCGGCAACTCGAAGTCGCTTTCTCGCAGAAGTTCAAGGCCGAGAATAAATCGGCGCTCGTGCTTCGGCGTATGCGCTCCGTCGCTTTCGAGGTGTTGACTCAGCTCGAGGATCTCGGCGTGACTCAGAACGTCGACGAGCTCTTTCCTCAACTGATCGTCGATAGCGATCCGCTCGTTCCGACCCGAGCGGTCGTTTCCATTCCCGAAAGCATCATTCCGAACCTTCATCAAATCGTGCTCAAGCACGTTCTATTCGTTGAATAGTCGCCGACTAGGAAAGGCAAAAGACCATGGCAAGAGACATGCAAGATATTCTGATCGTCGACTACTCGGGGCCGCAAGGTTCCGTCGAGCTCTCGACGGCGGAAAGCGCAAACGTGAACCGATCGAAGAGCCGTTCTCGAGTGAAGACAATGAACCGGCAACGCCGAGCGATCGCGTTCCAGTCGGGCACCGAAGAGGTTTCGGTTTCGCTCACCATCATTCCCGAGAAGGGCGACCAGGAAGTCGACTGGCGCGTCGCTTGGGATCTCGACGAGATCTTTACCCTCGCGATCGAGAAAGGTCTCGAGGGCAAGAGAGAGCAGATCATCGACTGCATCGTCGCCGACGTGAACGATACGTTTAACGAGAACGGCGAAGCTCGGCAAGAGGTCACAATCGAAGGGCTTCGAGCTCGCGGCGAAGACTGATCTCGATGGCCAAGACGACAACAGCAAAGCCGAAGAGCGAGGGCGTTCTCGCTCTCGAGAAGTTGCGGAAGGGGCTCGATCACTTCCGCGACGTTTGCTTTCCGGGGCAACCCGAGTTCGAGCTCTCGCTCGTTCCGCTATCCGTTGCCGAGCTTCAGGTCGCACAAGCCGAAGCCGAACGCCGCTTTCGCGACATCGGTCTCGGCTTGAACGTTCTCAACTCCGACGACTTCGCTTCGGAGCTTCATATTCAAGTGCTCGCCCGTTCTATGCGCTCCAAGGGCGACCGAACGGTTCGGCTTTTCTCCGACGCCGACGAGCTTCGAGAGATGCTCACCGCCGACGAGAGAACGCATCTCACGAGCGACTACATCGATCTACAGAGTGAAGCGAACCCGACGCCCGAAGAGATGAGCGACGAGCTCTTCGTCGAAATCGAAGAGGCGATAAAAAAAAAGGATCAGAGCCGGTTGAACTCTATCGGCTCGAACATGCTAGCGACCTATTTGCTTTCTATGGCAAGCCGGTCGCCGACCTAACGTATTGGCAGATCCTCGAGCACGCGACACGTCGGCAATCTCTAATCGACTTCTCGAGGACGAAGAGAGCTCGAGCAGCAAAGCCGGGAATGTCTCAGTCGTTTAGAGTAGTCACGAGAGCAGAAAGGGAACGGCTTCGAGAATGGGCAAATCAGTCGCAAAAGCGGTAGTCAGAGCAGATAACCGCAAGCTCGCCGGCGATCTTCGCAAGTCTCGAAAGATGTTCGGCAAGGCGTTCGGGCGCATCGGAAAGGGCGTGAAGGGCACGCTCGGCGCCGCTCTCTCACCGCTCGGCGCCGGCGTCGGCGCTCTCGGCTTCGCCGCCATCGGTCAGGAGGTTTTGCAATTCGAGCAAACGCTTCTCGATCTCGAGATTCAAGCGGGCGCATCGAAGGAAACCATGGGCGATCTTCGGGGTACGATCGACGGGCTCTCGAAGACGAACGCGATCGGAAAAGATCAGCTCGCCGCCCTGGCGATGGAAATGGTGAACCTCGAGGGACAAGCCGGCTTGAACGCCGAGAAGCTCAAGGTTCTAGCCGATGCCGCTTTCGCGACGAGCGCGCCGGTCGAAGAGCTCGCCGGTCTCTCGCTCGCTCTCGGCAACGCTTTTAATTTGGTGGATGCTTCCCAAATGCGGCGCGGGCTCGATGGCATCATTACCGCCGGCAAAGAAGGTTCGATCCCACTAAACGAGATGAACCTACTTCTACAGCAGAACGGCGCGAGCTTCGCGAAGTTCTCGAAAGGCGGCGAAGCCGGCGCTCTCAAGATGGCGGCAACGCTTCAGGCTCTCAGGAAAGACGCCGGCTCGGCGGGCGAAGCGGGCACGCGACTCTCGGCGATTCTTGGCGTTTTCCAAACCCGCGAAGTCGAGCTCGGCAAAGCGGGGATCAAGGTGCGCGACAAAGCGACCGGGCAGTACCGCGAGCTCGCCGACATCATTGCCGACATCGATCAAAGCGGGCTCGTGAACAATGCCCGCAAATTCAACAAGGCATTCGGCACCCGAAAAGAAGCGCGGCTCGCTCTCGATTCGCTTATGAAGCGAAAAGACATCATCGACGACATCACGGTCGCCCAACAGAAAACCGGAACGATCGAAGCCGACGCGGCGAAGCGCCGAGAGAGCGACGCTTTCAGGATCAAGAAAGCGTTTAACGACATCAAGTTGACGATCGCCGAAGCGTTCACGCCCGAGCGGATCAAGAAGTTCGCTTCGGCAATGGAAGGCGTCGCGAAGTTCGTCGGGTTCATTGCCGACAACATCGAGAGCTTTGTCGCGCTTCTCGTCTCGATCAAGATCTCGCAGCTCGTCGGCGGATTTCAGGCGATGGCGGCGAGCTCGGGCGTTATGACGAAGAACATGGGCAAGATGTCGGGACTCATGGGCAAGATCGGAACCGCCGCAAACCTCGCCGGCGCCGCGATCGCCGGTTGGCAGATTGGCACCGCTCTCGACCAGGCTTTCGGGCTTTCCGATAAGCTCTCAGATTGGGCCGCCGCCCCGTCGAAGCAAGAGAAGAGGCTCGTAAACTCGGGCAATCTTCGCGAGCTCTCG